CTTTGTATTTTTCCCAAATATAAAGTGGAGCTAATACTAAATACTCATGAAACGTTGTTACGAATCCTGGGCGTTTAGTGGTGTCATCTACTGTGAACTCCAAAGGTGATCGTGAGAACCACAACTTTAATCCGTCTGTTGAATTATAGTTTGGAGTTGGGTCTACTGAAACAACTGAGCCATCGAAGTCATAGTATAGTGGTGTTCCGTCTACAGTCCTCTCTTCCATTATTGATCCTCCAACTGTTCGAAGGTCACGCTCCCTTAGTCTAACCCAGTTCCCTGAACTATCTTTCATTTCCACTCTTTCTACTCTTAACCAATCTTGTTCGCCCTCTGGAACAGCTTTCATTACTAAGTAGTTGTTTGTTCCTGTTGTTAAGCTGGTTGTTGACGCTGGTAAGTCTTCTTGATTTGTATCATCCCATTTCCAACGGCCGTCTGCTGACATAATAATATTTACAGCCTTGTGGTATGCGTCATTTACTTGTCCTGTAATTTGAGCGAACAATGTTTCGTCACTAGAAATGTATCCGTCACCAAGACTGGTGCGGAACTCTATTTGTTGTATTATCCCTGATTTTGACGAGGTATTATTGAAGTCCATATTTAATTCTATTAATTATTCTTCTTAAAAAGCTTTCTTTAACAACAATAGCCTCACCTTGCATAATTAATCTTTCGAGTAATTTATCTTCGCGCTTATCTCTGCCAGTATTAATTATCTCGCCATTAGTAAAACGAGAAAGTTTTCTATTTGCTGTTATTTTGACTCTCATTTTTTTGTTCTCTTAACATGTTTTTATAATTGTCAACCTTGTCGATGGTTTCATAAAAAGCTTTTCCCTCTTCTAGTGTCACAGAGCTTATCTCTTCGAACTCACCTTCTACGCTGACCTCTTTGTCTAGAATGTTTGTGACCTTGTCTTTAAGTCTAGACATTTTATATTCAAGTTTCTGTAGTTGTCTGTAGTGTTCTGATAAAAGCGCAGTAGTCTTCTGATATTCTTCCTCTTTAATGTATGGTTTTAAGTATTTCCAAACATCATTGTCACTTGCTATACGTGACATATTCTTTTTGATAATCTTAGCTGCGTCTTTTTCAATTTTATCAAAGAATACTTTACCGTCATCTACAAGTTTTTCTCTTTCTTGTAAAATCTCTACAAGCTCTTCTGATTTAATTTCTTTTTTCATAAGCCTTTTTATAAGTTCCGAACCACTCATGGCTTCGACTCTCGATATTAAAATTTTTTAAAACGTATTCCTTGGACTTCTTGCCCATTGACCTACGCAAATCTTTATCTTTAATTAGTATTTCTATCGCTTGCTCCCATTTGTCGTTGTCCTTTACTAGAAACCCCATATCTGGTGTAAGCTCCTCGTATGGTGCATCTGTGAACGATTGGGCTATAACTGGTATCTCGCACATCGCTGCTTCCAGGAACTTAACGTTGCTTTTACATCTATTAAAGTAGTTGTCCTTTCTTGGAATTAACATCATGTCCAACTCTGTGTTGTTTAATGTTTCTGGATATGTTTCTATTGGACACCATGGCACTTGCTCTATGTCTATACTATCCCAGAATTTATACTCATGGCTAAATGCTTTCGTCACATTTGGATTTTCCTCTCTGTGTTTTTTATCACCAAGCCCAAACAAAACTAATTGCACATCTTCTCTCTCGCTCAGTCTTATTAGAATGTCTTTCATGTGTAGGTAGTCATATTCGTACGCTACTGACCCAACCATTCCAATTCTTACTTTATTGTTTCCGTTCCTCTTTGTTTTTGGCCAGTCAAGGGGATCAATACAGTTGGGCAGAACCACAACATTATCTGAGGCTTCACGATATTCTTTAGCTAGAAATTCAGTGGAAGCTGTTACAACGTCTGCAATTTTCATGAATTCGGTGATAGCCTTGTCTCTATTCTCTAGCACAATCGACACTCCATGTGGGTCTAGCCCTGCTAACGGATAATGGTCTTCAATCTTGAATGTATCATCGTTATCCATCACCACTATTTTACCTTCCTGTTTTAATATCTTCGCTAGTGGTAAATACTCTGGTTCCTCTGGCCTATGGAAAACAACAACGTCTGCTGCTGCAATGTTCTCTTGCATCTTTTTCCTATCATCTATTTTTCCATTCACGGAAGTTTTGTTTAACCTGAATCCCTCCTGAAAGGCAGGTAAAAACATTCGCACGTAGCAACAAGCGTTATATCCACTTGTAATCATGTATGTATTCATATAAGTCGTTTCTTTCTTTTTTTAAGTGGTGGCGCGTTTTTCCTCTTCCCCTCCGCTATTTGTTCGTTGATCTGCTCCCAGGTCATGTTGAGTGTTACCTCCGAGGAGCTGGTCTTCTGTGATTCTTTGCCCATGCTTGTCAATAAATATTCTTTGTTTTTTAATGCTTGGATCTATTGTTACTGTCATATGTTTAGAATGTATAAGTTATATGGCCTTTATTAAGCTTCATTGTTGAGTTGCGTTTTGCTGGAACGCCATAAAAACTTTGCTCCGTGATGTATCTGCTCTCCGGTAGTTCATCAAAATTGTGTTCTATTGTTGGGTCTGGAAAGTTTTTCGCCATCTCCACTAAATCCTTGATTAATTCTTTGTTTGTTTTTCGCATAATTATTTCCGAACCAGGGGGTATTAACCCCCGGAACAATTATATTAATAAGTTGTTTTAAGCTTGAGTTTTAATCCAAACACCAGATGTGTCTCTTGACTCAACGGCACCAAACATTACATCAGCAGTGGTCAAATATGCCATTGACTGTGGAATGTAATTAGTGTCTACATCCATGATAGTAGAGGCATGGATAATAGCACCTTTGTGTGCAAGACAAGAATTAGCACTATCATCTGTAGCTCCGATTCTTGAACTCTTGATTACTGGGATACCATATAGGTAACCAACGTGTCCTTTCAATACTGGGTCTGCACCGTTTGTGTTTACCAATAAGCTGAATTTGTCGATTACTGCAAGGTCGCTCCAAACTTGTTTTGGAGTTAAGAAGAAAGCTCTGTCTTCTTGAGGTGCATTAGCTTCATCCAAATATTGGATAGCTCTTACGATATTACTATCAGCAAGTGCAGCAGCAGACGTACCAACGACTTGTGAGAAAGCAGGGAATAAGGCCAAGATAGCATCTTCGTATACACCACCTACAGTGTAAGAAGCATTTTTAGCATAAGTTTCCTGTAGTCTGTAAGAATGTAACACGATTTGTGCTTCACGTTTCTCAATAGCGAATGAACATTCATACCAAGTGTTAACAGTTAAGTCAATTTTGGTTTCTGTTGGGTTGTTTACTGTTACGTTTGCAGCATTAGTTTTGCTGTGTGCGACCATCTCAGTTAGATTTGGTACGTGTAGCACATCACCGCCGTTTGCCAATTCAGAAGATAAATCTTCGAAGAAGTTAACTGCATAAAGATTTTCTCTATAAAAGTTATTCATTCTTGAAGACCAAAGTTCTGGAATCAACACGTCAAGAGTTGTTGAACTCTCTGAGGCTGTGGGGAAAGCACCAGTTGCCATAAAATTTAAAGAACGTCGCTCGATTAACTAGCCTTGAATTCTTTTCTTCGTGTGTGCCTCGTGCTCTTCACGAGTCATATCTTTAACGGCCTTGGGAGCTCCTTCGCTGCTAGATGGAGAGCCATTCGATGCGCCAAGTTGATTAGCTGCAGATTGCTCGTTAGCTTTTCTTTTGTCAACCTGTGCTTTGTAATAGTCATCTTCCATTGCTACTAAAATAGAAACTCCTTCTATGTCAGCAACTTTTTTAGCGATTGCGAAGTCGGGCTCAGTGCCGCCTTTAGCGAAGAAAATTGCTTCTTCTCTAGTTAAACCAGTTTGTTCTGTATTAGTTTTTTTATCTCCAACCTGTTCTGTTTGAACCTGTTGTGTTTGCAGTTTTTTATCCTTTCGTTCAGCAATAGCTTTGTACTTCAAAGCCTGAGCTTTCCAATCGGTTGTGTCTGCGTCACTCTCTTGTGTCTCGTCTTTTACATCTTCGGAAGATGCGTCTTGTTCTTGAACCTCTTGTTCTTGAACGTTGTCATTGTTTTCCATGATTTTGTTCATGTTAATTGTAATCATTTTTTACCGACGTTTTGTCGTCGAGGTTTTATTTTAAGATTTTAGATCCTGTTGGTTTCCAGTTGCTTTGTCCTGCATTCTTAATTCTGTTTAAAAGCACTGTCATGTGGTGAGCTGCCTTTCTGTTTGCTCTAGCGATTGAACCATAAACTTCATTACTATTTTTATCATCTATCTTTTCGTTGCTACATTTTTCGATTGCCGCCACGAACATCTCCTCCGTCTCCTTCCATCCTTGTGTGCCTAGCATTCCTTTTATGTATTCACTCATACTGCTGATTGTTGTGATAAATTATCTTGTGAAGCTTCTTTGTTCGGTATACTGCCTGATGTCTGCTCTAGCTCTTGCTGTTGCATCGGTGTTAACCGGAAAGGTGGTATGCCATTGTTAGACAGCTTCTGTTTATATAATGGTGTATTAACTACTGCAGGTGCTGAAATCATATACTCAAGAGCGCTGTCGATGTTAGCGTTCATTGTGTTCTTATCCACAGCCTCACCAGTTGGGTTGATAACTATTCCATACTCGAAGTCAAAGAAATTTTTCTTAATCTTTTCGACTCGTCTATCACGCCCTAATGTGTTCTGCATGTTCTCCACAATAGCTGCTAGATCTTCTTCAAACACTACATAGCCTGCTCCTGCTCTCTCTTTCTTGTAAGTCTCCAGTTCTTTTTCAATCTTCATTTCGTCAAATGCTCTAATGTCTTCCTCTCCCTCTGAAATTTCAATGGCTGTTACCTTGTTAAATCCTTTCACGAGTGATGGCATAACCTTTTCTTCGATTATATATCCCATCTTCTCGTTGATATGAGTTTTAATATAATCAAAGGTTGATACTGCAGCGCGAGTTGCAACTGCCAGTGATCTAAATGGTACACCACTAGGGGGTGTCTCACCTGAAATGCTCTCGTTAATGTAACAAAGCATGTCCGCTTTACTCTCGATCAACTGCACTTGGTTTAAAAATGTTGCAATAAATCTGTTGTCTAGGCTGAGTTGTTGTAAATCTTCTGTGTTTAATATCTGTCCTGAGTTTACGCCATCTAAAATGTTACCAGTTATTTCAGCATCTGCTGTCTTGAATAATAATAAAGACGCTATATTATTTGTTTCTGAATTCTGGTTAACTAATGTATTGATCTGCTCCTGTAATTCGTATAAGCGTTCCACGATTCCAAGTCCCTGCCATCTACCTCTAATACGTTCTCCATGGAAATCGTCATATGGGAAATCCTTCGGTGTATTTTTCTTTGTGTAAGTTTTCTTTCTTTCCTCTATCACTACCTCAGCATCTCCGCTGCCACTTCCGATATAATGAATGTACTCTCCTTCGTACAGACCCCATCGCTCTGTGATGGTATATTTCACATTGTCTGTATTCACGTTATCCACATCGTCAGTCTGCTGATCCTTCGCCATGCTCTTATCCATAATCTCCTGAGCTTGCTTGGGATATTTAGCTCGTAACTGTTGTTCGTTGAAATAGTGTAGCTCTATCACTGGGCTATCCACAATGTTTTTAACACTGGGGTCAAAATATAAGTTGCGTAAGTCACACTCCTCAATAAACACTGTGCCATCTGATTGTATCACTTGCTTCCAAACTGACGATCCGTAAAGTGCGATACCTCCTGAAATGTCATCGAGGGTTAATGCGAAGCGAGTGTCGCGTACCCATTTCTTAAACATTACGTTCAGCACCCATGCCTGATACCAGTTCGTTTTACCTACACCAACTGATTTAAACTCCTTGGAGTTCGCATCAATACTCTTGGCATATAACGGTATGCGTTGGTTTGAGATATTATAAAACATGGATTCAGCATTGTCGCCGTCCATAAACTCACTATTCGTATATCTGATTATTCTCCTTATGTTCTTGTATTGATTGAAGTCCGAACCGTCTGACAGTTTTACGTTGCGTGTCTTAAAACTTGTCACTTCCTTCTGTGCGATTGCTCCTATTGACATATTATTTTAATATTGTTTTTTTGGTAAAGGTTTTATTTGTCCCCCCAAAATGTTTTTTATATATGTGTGAATTTACCCTCATCATTAATGGATAACGCAATGCGTCTAATGCATGATTGTCCTTATCGACTGGTAACTCCTTGTCGTTGGTTTGTGTTTTATTCTCTGGGTATGCGTACTTCTCAAACTCCCAAATAAGACTGCCGCAAGTGTTAGATATGTGTATGCGATCTTCCTTGAGTAGTTCGCGTACAATATCTATTCCCTTCACTATACTGTCCTTCCCTTTCTTAACTTCCTTCATGTAAAATCCCCTGTCCTTAAATTCCTTAATGCGGTCTGGTTCAGCTGGATCGGCGTAAATTGAATTGGGCTTCATTGTCTTGGCCTGTTCTATTAACTCCTGATTCGTCTTCTCCTTCTCGTAATATTCCTCAGTTATCCAAAAGTGTGAATCGCGGTCTTCCTGTATTTTTAAAATAGCGCTGGGGTTGGTAAACCCAAAGTCAATTCCTAAAATAGTTGATGTGAAATACTTAGGGATTTTGGTGGTTGCTGGGTTATACACATGCTTTGCACGGTTAAACTCCTTGTACACCAGCCCTTCCATCTTCCTGAAATCAGCTTCAAACTCCTGTGCATATTGATCCTCCGTCATCTGCAATCGGTATTTCTCTAAGTCCTGTGTCGGCAGATGTGGGTTGGTTGTGCTAGGAAACCGGAAACTCTTATAGTCGGGGTCTTTGGCCTCCTTGTTATATAAATCATAAAAGTGGTTAAAACCTTTTGGGGTGCTGGAAAAGATGACTGAGCCGCGGTAATCGAATAATGCAGGGAGGAGAATCTCGTTCCAGTTGTTTGCAAAGTTACGCATGCTTGCCACTTCGTCCAGAACAAGAAGGTGAAACTTCTGACCACGCAATGTTTCCACTGCCTCCCAACCTCTTAATGCAATAGTGGATGTGCTGGGTATATATACTGGGGATGGTGGTAGGTCTTTTTTTATTTGTTTTTCGGTGCGGGGGGCTAAAATTAAACGTTTGGTTTCTGGGTCTCTTTTCGGTACTATTGAATGCACCACGACTTCTAACCGGGATTCATTTACTTTCTTAGCTACTGGCGCTGCTGCTTTCTTTAGTTCCGCCCATGCAATATCTCTAGCCTGTGCAAACGTTGGTGCGATATATGCTATCCTCCCGTCATGGGTTGTAATGGCTGTGTTAATCATCGCGGTTACATCGTATATGGTTTTACCCCATCTACGGCCACAACAAAGCACTTTAAAACGATGTTGGTCGTGTGCTACTTCCTTCTGCCCGTCGTGGAATTTTATGCTGTTGTCGTTATTCTTTGTCATGGGTTTCTTTTTCTAGCGCTAGCTGTGCTAGGACTTCCCCCTCAATAGCTTGTTGGGTTTGATTGGTAAATTCACTTGGCATAATAATGATATTCTGCGCTGTGCCATCGGATCGGCCGTCAAGAACGTTAAGGTGCTTTCTAGTTATGTCATATATCTTTGCAGTTTGGTCTACAGTGGCTGTATCGGTGTCCAGAGCTTCTGTGAGCTTGTTTAAGGCTTTAGACGATGTTTTGTCTAAGTTCGTTCTGTGTTTGTTTAGAGAGGCTTGTATGGGATTGTCTCCTAACTCTGCTAGTGCTGCTTGTTGATTGTCAGTAATGGGCATAAGGTTTTTATTTATAGTGATATTGTAGCACATTTTTCGTGCGAGTTCAAGACTTAAGTCCAGAGTAGTGTGGACTTAAGTTGTGGATAAGCTGTGGATTGTGACATTATTGTGACATTATTGTGAACCGATAAAAGTATACGGCTTTTTACCGTGGGCTTTGCACGGATTAGGACTTAAGTCTAGAGTAGTGTGGACTTAAGTCGTACTATGTGGTGGATTGTTGAAAATTAACTCGGGTTGTGTGTGGGGTATATATTATATATCGACGCCCCCCGTCCTCGGGTTTTTCCTATGTGCTGGCCTCAATAGAAGGGAGGGGGCACCCACCACCACGCCAAGGGCCCGCCAAGCCTAGCCGGCCACGGCATAACATGGTATAATATAGACCTTTAATAACTACATATAACAAGTATTACACTCAGTTAGCCTTATGATTAGCTAAGATTAGCTATATTGTTGTAGTTGTTGACTACTTATTGCATTAATTACCCCTTTACCGTCCAAAATAAAAGCTAAAGAGGCTTGTATTTTATACGGTAAAGGGTTAATACATAAGCTTTTAAATTTATTACATAAGCTTTTAAATTTATTACATAGGCTTTTAAATAGCTAATATTAGTCGTTACATTAGAGATCTTATGTATTAAGTTAAGAAAAACAAGCTCCAGAATCCACTCTAAGCGACTAAAAAAGATTAGTGGGGTGTTTGTACCTTGTTTTTCTTGCTGAGTGTTGGCTAAAAATAGCTAGCATTAGCTAAAACATATTATAACACGAAATTAGCGTTTTTATATTATAACATAAAAACTCGTTACATAACTCGTTACGTAATACATAAGAAAACAATCCATTTATATAATACCCTTTTTTCTCTCTTTATTATTAACTAAAATATATTTTATAATAGTATGTAATAAAAAAAGAGAATACCACCATTTTTACTACCTAATAACTCGTTACATAACTCGTTACATAAGCATTACATAAGCATTATAACATCTTTTATGTAATAAAAGTTATCCACACCCCACCCCTTGACAACCCCTACTATATCCTATATAATGGATATATAGATAATAAACTAACAACCCATAATTATGTACAACCTAACTTATTCTATTCCAGCCACACGCCACCAAAGAGGTAACAAGCAAACACTAAAAAACCTAGACAAAGAAACAGCCCGCAACTGGTGCCACTGGCTAGAATCAAAAGTAAATGCAGATTATAAACTAACTAAAATATAACAACATGAAAAATGAACAACTAACGGGGCTAATCAAAAACCCAACAGACAATCAAATTTTAGAGCAAATGGAGCTTATCGGTATTAACGACGATATGTTACCGCAGGCCAAAGCATATTTATGCATTTATTCTTATTGGGAAGACTTGGACAATCTAGAGGAGGCCTACCAAGGTGAATGGAATAACGACGAGGAATTTGTGCAAAATCTACTAGAGGATTGCGGGTATATTCCTGAAAATATGCCGGCCTACATTCATATTGATTGGGGAAAAACAGCGCAAGACGTAATGTTAGATTATTCAGTAGACGGCTACTATTATTTTAGAAATCTTTAATAACTAACCATAACCGCCAACAAAACAAAAACAACTTGGCGGTCTTGGCTAATTATTAAATACAATCAAATGAAAAAATATATTTTCGTTAAGTGGCTAGTCGCCGACAGTGGCCACGAAATTATATACATTGAGGCTAAAAACAAGGCGCAAGCAATTGAGAAAATTAAAACATTTTCACTTTACAAGGTGAGTGAAGGTGATTTAATCGAAATTAAAGAGGATGTCCAAACAGTTTTTGAATATGATAACCCAAATTATGAAGGCTAACAACGTTTAACCCTCCCAAGCCGTCCAAGGCAAGTGAAACAACCTTGGACGGCCCAACAAGAGTTAAACAAAGTCCAGCATGAAAATAAACCATGCTACAACAAAAAAACAAATATTTTTATCTATTAGAGCAACTAACAGAACTAAACAAAACGCTCAATAATGATAAAAATATAAATAAACAAGCTCAATTAATCAACCGCCACATTACCGCATTAAGAAAATTAATTGATAAATCCTTTAACCTCTTTTAGCCTCATCACAACGTAAAACGTTCTGATCACTCTAAAACACGTTAACATCACCCGTTTAAGCTGGACGCGGGAATATGTAACGTGTTTTTTTGTGTGTAAAACCAATCAATATGACAAATAAAAAACCTTACGCCTATTGCAGGGTGATTGATAAAATGAAGCTACCCGAGCAATACCACAAAACAAAAAAGATCTACAACGCGCAACGTCAGGAGATAAGAGCTTTATATAACAATAAAACATTAGGCCACTCTTACAGAAGCCTTGCAAGTCTTTACAATGTGTCTTTTGGTGTCATTCAAGTGATACTCAACCCAAAGGCCAAAGAACAACAAGCTAGAGCCGGCAAGGCATGGCGCTTAAAAACTGGCTACAAAAACACGCCATCGGATAGCATGGAATTAAGGAGGAGGAAAAAGCAAATCTTAATAACCATCACCGAGCGGGCGAACAACACAATGAAGGCAAAACCATTCCACCAACACCAAACCAAATTCCAAAACCCAATCATTTGAAAAAGCCGGTGGATACTTGCACCCTAAACCCTCGCAAAACTAATTAACAATTAAATATAAATCTATGCAATTATTAAAAATCTTATTCATGCTCGCTTTTATAGACCTACTAATCTTTTTTAGTCTTTGGTGGACTTATTTACAGTGGGATGAATGTAAACAAATGGGATTTAGCACTTTTTATTGTATTAAACACATCTTGTAACAATAACAAAAACATGATACAATAAAAACCTAGGTTAGCTCGGCGTTAACCTTGTATCTAAAGAGAGACAGGGCGGATTCCCTGTCTTTTTTTATCCCCAAGCTATCCACTAGACAACACACCAATTCCATGCTAGTATAAATAACATGATTGAATAAACATAATAGGGTAGCAAGAAGGGAATCAGGGCCCTTGTTGTTATCCTGTTATATTTATTTCATCACCCCCCCCTAACAGCTTAATATTAACTTCAACCCTGGTTATGTCAAAACCCCTATCACCAATAGAATACTCCGAGCGCATTAAAGAAACCATGCCACCGCTCGCAGTAAAGAAAAGCTCATCAGAGCTATACGCTTATAATGATAAGTACTATGAGCCGGTAACAGAGCATGAACTCAATCAATTTATCTATAATTATTTTGTTTTAGGAGTTCCAGCGGATAAAATTAACCCACAACCTGATAATTGGAACACAGCGAGATCAAAACAAATATCAGATGCCTTGGTATTACATCCCACAATTAAACAGGTAGATGAATTTGATAGCTCACAGGACCTCTTGAATATCAATAACGGCGTGCTAGATATTTCTGACATTTCCAATCCTAAACTCATACCGCACCACAAAGATCAGGAGTTTTCATCTATTATTGATGTAACTTATGATAAAGATAAGACAGAGGCGCCGAACTATAAGCGCTTTGTAGAAAGTACCTTTACAGAGCTTAAAAGCCCAGAGACGCCAGATTTTGAAGCCATAGATGCCATCAATCAATTAGGGGGATACTTGCTATATCCTAAAAATAAAATTGAAGGGTTTTTTATGTTTTTAGGTGGTGGAGCAAATGGTAAGTCATTATTAATAGAGATATATCGCAGTTTTTTTGATGATAAGTTTGTGACAGATATGTCGCTAAAGGCAATGGCGCAAGAATCATCACTGGAGCGCTCACAACTTATATATTCCCGATTGAATATTTCAGGAGAAGAGAAGGGGCGGCCAATAGACGCTGAGCAGATTAAGAAGATTTCATCGGGGCAGCACATTTTGATTTCTAGGAAGTTTATGGAACCAATGACGATTAAACCTAACACTAAGATTATTGTGGACTCTAACACTATCCCACATTTTAAGGATCACACACATGGCACGATGAGACGCCTTAACCTTTTTAAGTTTCCTAATAAATTTGTCTCAAAAAAGGATTATGAGACCTTGAAAGAGCCACTGCTAAAGCGCACATTTCTCATGGAAAATAGGGACACCTTGCTACCAGCTATAATGGATGAGAAAAGTGCAATATTTAATATATTCTTATCAGCCCTTAAAACATTACAGAAGAATAATTGGCGGTTCCCAGTGACTAATAACTCTACCAGTATGTTAGAAGAATATAACGAGGAAACCGACACGTTGGGGTCATGGCTTGAAGAAACATATTTCCCTACACCAACTAAAGATCGCGACGAGTTTAACACAGAGGCCGTCACAACCATTCTTAATGACTTTCAGGAGTATTATCAGATACACTTCCCATCAACGCGATTTCCATATTCTAGCAAAGGAATCGCAAGACGAATTAATGTTGTTTTCGGGGAGGAGCGCGTAGTTAAGAACGTTAAAATAGGTGAGCAGTGGACAACAGTCTCCGCATACCACCTAACTAAAAAAACTAACACAACACTATGGCAACCATCCAAAACCCCCACAAACACCCCACCAGACCAGAGCTTATCGCAATCTTTCAACCTTTAATCACACCCATCAAGGCTAATACCTACAAGATACGAGCCACACAAGCCATTCTGAGCGATTTACAGGACAGGAAGGGTAGAATGCTAGCACATCTCATGCAAGCCACCACAGAGCCAAATAAATGGTTCGCACGTTGGTTTATGGATACCCTACAAAGAAACATAGATAAAAAAGAAAAACAGATAAATGCCCTAAAAAGACAGAACAAATACCTCAGAGAAGAGGAAAAAGAAAAACAGCGCGACCCCAACGATCCAACACCCAAAACACCACAACGCCGCCGACCACCACTGGACACAGAGAGCGCCAAAACACACCCTATACCAGATATACTGGCAAATGCGGGGATAACACTCGTACGCAACAAATTTGCCCTTAGAGACGAAAAAACACCAAGTTGCAACTATTACGAGAATAACAATAATTATTATGATTTCGGAAGTGCCTCAGGAGGCGACAGCATAGATCTATATATGAAAATCTACAGCTGTGACTTCGTTGAAGCAGTTAGGAATCTGATGTGAAGAGACTTATGTATCAAAATTGTGAACACAAAAATTTAAAGTATTTCACAGAAACAACAAAGGTTGTTTGTCTAGATTGTGGTTACACGTGGGAAAATGGATTAATGACATCTCCTTTTATTCCATATATTGCACCAACTCCAGCTCCAGACTATCCGATATATCCCGTTGTAACCTGGAGCAATGTTGGAGATAGCACTAATTAAGTTATCCACATCCCAGTCCATTGACACATAGTCCACCGTATGCTACAATGATATTAAGCTTGTCAATTATCGAACGATAGTTCGGTAAAATGAAATTAACACACAAACCAAATGGGAAAACTAAGAGAGTACTGTCAAACGAAGAACATGACCCTGGATGATCTTGCAGCT